CCATCGATTTACCATAAGGTAGGAAGTTTGTGTCTGATAACATACGGAAGTGAGCCATTTCATATTGCTCATATTCTTTTTTACCAAATCTATCCAATTCTACTTTATACTTAACATAATTTGCATTGTTAGGGTCAGTACCTTCTAATCTTTCAACATTATAGGTTGAATGTGGCATACAATTTATAACACCCTTACCTTCTGCTATTTCTAATGCTAAGAAAGCATCTCCATATTTTACTAAGTTTCTAACCCAAGGCCATAAATTGAATTCTATGTTCATTATATCATAGAATAAGTTATGTAATAGTTCTCTTACGTTTTCGTTTGTGGATTTAATTTGAAGTACATCACCATATTCATTCTTAGTTGTACTCTCATCCGCATATATATCTAATGCAGATGATATAATTGGGTCACTATCCATAGCATCATAATCTCTAAAAAGTTCTCTACGAACTTGATGATATGCCATTGATTGTGCACCCTGACTTGTTTCATAATAAGACCTTTGTAATTTAGTGTATCTATCTCTAAGATTTACAAAGTTTGTATTATGCTGACGGTCTTCGGTATCTACAACTTTACGTTTACCATCCTTATCAACCGTTACAATTGCATTGGTTGCAAATAGTTTTTTAAGTCTACCAAAGAAACTCCTATCATCTAATTGTTGTTCTTCTGCCATAATTTATTTTACCATTTTCTACAAGACCAATATCTTGCTTTTGTTCTTGGACCAGGGTTTTCACAATTGTGTCTTGCTCTGAAAGATTTTCTTCTTTCTGGATTAGATTTTTTAATTTTTGCTCCCTTTTCTCCAAAGTTTACTTTAATTACTTTTCCAGTATTTGGATTTTTTACATATACTTTAAACTTCTTAACATCACCTTGAGTTGGTTTACCCAACTTCACTTCTCTACCTTGATATTCAGCTTCAAATACACAAGGGCAATTAGCTTCAGTTAGTTCGTTTGAGTAAGATTTAAGATATGCTATAAAATCATCCATATCTTCCTGCTCAACATCCAATTCATCATAATCATCAATCGGATTATCTTGCGGAGCATCCCCCATAGAATATGCTTGGTCTACATATTCATCTTCATTTAGGATATTGGTTAATCTAATCATAGAATTTCTATTTTGACATTATATAACATAAATATCGTAATTTATCAAAACACTACAACCACTGGGTTAAATCCTCCATAGTATCACCAATTTGCATTTTCCAAGGATTATCAGCCATATCATTTCCACCATAGACACCAGAGTGCTGCATGTTTGATGAAATACCTCCCATAGCTCTTTTTGTCAAATCAATACCTTCTTGTCTTAAACGAAGTGCAGTATCCCTTACCCATAATCCAATACAAAATGCCATTACCAAGTCATCATTATAACTTTTCATTGCTTCCGCTCTACCATTGATAAATATAAAAGTAAACAATTCATCTATCAAACGATTTGAACGAACTGTTACTGCTTTCTCTCTAAAGTATTCATCTAATTTAGATACAATAAGTGGTCTAGTTTTAGAAGTAGTAGAGAATCCAGCAACCATCTGTCTTTCATCTGCTCGGTATTTATTTCTCATTTGGTGTTCAATATCCACATATTTTAAATCCTTACTCATATAGAATAAGTTTTTATACTGTCTATCAATTACTTGCTGAATACAAGCCCAACCAATATTTGCGTTCTCTATTACAAGAAGTGCATCGTTATATTGTGTAGATAATTCAACTAAAAAGTTTCCAAAATCTTTTGTATCAACCTTACCTTTATATTCTGCAACCTGTGTACAAGTGTTTATTTCCATAACATGAGCTGCGGAATAATCCGAACCATCTCCTCTTGCTACGTCCGCAATAACCATATAAGAACCACCGGCAGTTGGATATTCCCATCTCCATAAGTTACCATCAAACCCAGTTTTTTCCATTGGGTCTTGGCAAAATGATTCTTTATAAAACATTAACAATTCTGGGTCAATAACTGTATCACCAGACGAAACGAAGTCACAATCGCACTCTTGAGCTGCTTTTTTTGCACCCAATAGTTTTTCTTGCTCATCTCGCCAATCTTGCCCTCTTTCAGGGTGTACCGTCCAATGTAAACGAATTGTGTTAAATGGATTTGTTCCTTCTTCTGCAGATAACCAAGTTTTGTGAAACCAATTACCCACGCCATTTGGAGTAGATAGTGCTATACAACTACCACCGGTTGAAAGTGTAGATTGTGCCGATGTCCAAATTTCATCAATATCTCCAATGAATGCGGCCTCATCAAATATAAGAAGTGATAGAGCTTCAGAACGTCCTGCATCAGGAGATGAAGCAATAGCCTTAATTTGAGAACCATTTTGTAGTTTAAGTGAAAGTTTGTTATCTTCCAAAGAACCACCTTTAAGCCAACTAGGAAGTAACTCATGCATCACTCTTACCTTTGTTACTAAGTTCTTTGCTACATCTTGCTTAGTTGCAATAACCAATACGTTAAAATCACTATTGAATAGCATTTTCCAAAGTGAGTATCCAGCCGATAGTGTTGAAATACCAGTTTGACGTGATTTTAGAACTATATTAAATCGATTTCCTGCAAATTGTGTTAGGGTACTTTCTTGAAATGGAAAAAGGTGAAAAGGTATTTTACCTCTCACCGGATGCTGAATCATACAATACTTTTTCATAAAGTGTATCGGGTCTACCGCACACTTTTTGTATTCTTCGGCTATAATCTCTTTTAGAGATTTCTTTTGTGTTATACCAGTACTCATATTAATCAATAGGTGGTTTAACTACATCGTAACCTTTATCTTTTAATTTTTCCCAAGCATCATTTCTTAGTTTTTTTGCTTGTTCTATTTCTTCTTCAAATCGTGTAATATCTGTGAGGATTTCTGCTTTTAATTCATCCACATTTCTTTCCATACTCCACTTTTCAAGTGTACCATCTTCATTTACAACTTCATATTCTTGCTTTGCATCGTTATATGCCTGTTGGAATTGGGCTATAATATCCTTACCATATGAAATCATATTATTGTATATTTTATAATCTTCGTAAGCACCCCACAATCCATCTATTTTTATTTGTAATTCTTTTTTTGCTAAACAAGTTGCACAATATCCAGTTTTTGATATAAGTTTTTTATCAGCCCTACTTAATTTAATTGTATTACAACCATCCCCCTTACAACTATTCAATGCGGCTAAGTAAGCTCTTGTTTCAGCCATTATATCTCCTAATTCTGAAACTTCTATTTTGCCACCAGAATGCTGCTCCCAAGACTTACCATTTTCATCAGTCCATCTCTCACCAACTTTTCTCTTTACTTCTTGTTTGTCAGCCCCTGCAAAAGATACAAACGCTTCTTTTTGGTATTCACCACCGGATAATACCATATCTACCAACTTTCTACGAGTTGGATGCATAAACTTTTTATTGAATTCCTTTGCCATATTACTTATAATATATTTGTATATATAAGTATATCAAAATCCAGAAAAAGATTAATTATCGAAGAAAATACCTAAAATTTGATTTAGGGGTGCGAATGCACCTGTTAGTTTGTATGTGTTACCATTATAAACAAATACAATACCTTCGTTTGGAACAATCTTATCAAATCCACCCAAGGCTTTTAAACGTTCTAACTCTAATTTTAATTTTGCAATCTTCTTAGGGTCACCACTTGCTTTTACTTGTTGTATTGTAGATTCTAAACGAGCTACCATTTGTCTTTTGGCACTATCAGGGTTTGCTGTAAGAACCGATGTCATAAAGGATAGTACATCAGCACCAACACCTAAGAATATCTCCTCAAATCTCATTAGATTTTGTTTTGATATTTTTTGTTGGTCTTGTTTATCAATCTTTTCAGCCCAATCTTTTAATTTTAAATCCTGTATTGTATTAATACGGAATGATTTATCGTTAAATGCCCATCTCTTAACCAATCCTATTTTTTGTTGAGCATCTAATTTTTTTGCACCCTTTTCTACAAAATTAGTCCACCATGCTTGGTGATAGTCAGCTACACCATCTGAATCACTTAAAGTAAATTCGTTCTGAAGTTTAGAAATCATTCCTAAATATTTTCCTTGTAATTTAGAAAGGTCTTCTGATTTAGGAAGTTTGTTTATTGGAGGTCCTTGTATTGTATATTGTGATTGAACGTGCGCATTTACCTGCTTAATCATACCACCTAATATAGATGCCGCTTGTTGATTCTCACCTACAATCACACCATCTATATCATATTCAAACGTGCCATGAAATACTAATAGTGGTTGATTATATGGAATTACGTTTACCGATGTTGGATATATTACTTCCAAATTCATAAAACATGCACCATCTTTAAATATTTTTTGTCTTTGTGGTTCGGATAATGACCCAATTGCTTTTGATAAATCTTGCATAGCGAAGTTGTATGCATCTGTCAATCCACCTCTATTTGCAAACTTTTCAGCTACTTGTCCTATTGTCATAGCACCCTCACCTTTATTTTTTAAATGAGATTTATTACGTGCCGCAACCAATCTGCCATTTACCCAACTAACCGCTAATGCCTGTCCATCGGTTTTTTCTCTTGCTAAGTCCAAATCACCATTAAGAGCTTTTATTACAATTTGTTTTAAATCACCAAAGG